TCCTCCCCCTCCTCCTCCACCTCCCACGAGACCAGCCATCACTAACGCTAGAGCTAAGTTACTAGCTGAGCTTAAGACGGCGATGGTCAGGAAAGGTTTGAGGAATAAAATCTAAAGTACTATAAATGGCGGCAATTCTTCTACTGTGTTGCTGCTGTATGTCTTCTTCGGCGAGTGGGGCCTTTGCCACTGGGGTCATTCCAGGGACGAGTCCACACCTCGAAAAAGTTATCGACTTGAAAAATGCGAGAAAGTATTTAGACTTGTCAAATGAGATGAGATTACTGGGAATGGAACTTCCAGCAGAATCTGAAATTACGAGTGATGACCTTGTCGTAAGAAACAAGATGATTGATATATTTGGGAAGTTACAAGAAAAAGCACCGTCAGTCTGTGCCTTACATACGAAGTTTGCTTCTGAAGAGTACAAAACTTCTGTGAAGGAGAAGTTGAAGTATTACAATAGGGAGGGGAATGAGAGCATCCTAACTTTCAAGGGTATGAAAGATTGGAAAGACTACCTTAAAGAATATCTCGAGCCCACTGATGAGATGAAGGTGTTATACCGGAATATGGACAAAAGTAAGTCGAATTCTTGCTCGATGAGGAGTTTAGACGATGACGGTAAATGTATTCCATTTAGAAGAGTTGAAGTCGCCGTCGAAGAAAACAAAGATCCCTGCACAGACCTCAAAGAAATGTTGGAGCTCGGTCCTACAGAGCTCACCGACCTCATAATGAAGGAGAAGTAAACACTAGACCAAACTTCTTAGACATGAACTTTTCAACTTCCCGGAAAGATGGAAAACTCCAGAGATACCAACGTGACCAAAAACCAGCACTGTTGATACCACTCATTTTCCAATCTTCTTTGTCACTGAGAGTAACCGCAAGCATTCTGTTTTGAATCTTTTTGGGACTTCTCTCAGCTATCGTGCTTTTGGGAATCTGTCCCCCGTGTCGAAGCACGTAGGAACGCATACGTGAAGGATTCTTGTGTTTGGTGTAGTCGGAATATCCACGTGCACCAAAGTCAACAGTCCTGCCGTCTTCTAACGTGGCCCTAAATTTCTTTTTAGGATTAGGGCTACGAGTAATCTTGACGCGCATACTTATATTACGCTTTTAAAAAAATTTACATCTTGCAGGATTTGCACCCGTACTTCTCCTTCTTGGGGAGGAAGAAGAGGTGCTCATCACCACGCTTGACACGGTAGAGGTGGTCATACATGTGAAGGAGGGCGATGGCGATGGCGAGGCTGGAAACCACGACACCGTTCATCTTGCGGGAAGACCACGCGTAGCCGACGATGATGGCGACGAGGACCATCTGAACAACTGTGAGCTTGGGGATGGCGGGAATCGAGAAACGAACGTTGACGTTCTTGACCTCCTCAGTGGGCTCGGGCTCGAGGGGTTCGGTATAACCAGGCATTTTATTATCTACTGAGAAAATAATGTGGAAGGCTCTCCTGTTGGTGCCCACCTTGATGGTCGTCTATGACTTTTTCAAACTTCCCATAGACACCCTATACTTTCAAAACCCCATGAGGCCACTATGTGGAATCAATAACACATTCAGAGACTTGATCCATTTCAACTCGGAGTGTTCTGTCAAGAACTACCCGGGCCTCATGTTGATCAAGTTCCACTTTGACAAAATCAAGAAGGAGTTCGAAACCATCCACCCTTCTCTGAAAAAGACCTACTACCACGATATCAGTCCGTGGTTTGAAAAGAATGACGACTACTATTTTTACAAGATTGAAAACTTTCCAATGTTGAACAGTCTCGTGCGGCAGATTCCATGTATAAACACCAAAGTCGCCGCGTTCGCCGTGAGTGAAGGACCCATGAGGTTGTATCCACACCGAGCAGAATCTAATCGTCTCCTGAGATATCACATCACCATACAAGCTGGTGGTGAATGCACCCTCTACACAGAGAATGGCTCACACATGCACGAGGAGGGAGAGGAATTCATATTCGACCACTCGAGGTATCACGAACTGGTGAAGACCGGTGAGGGGAAGAGGGTGGTTCTCATTCTGGACGTCAACAGGTGAGATGATCTCGACACACCGCTATATACATGTCACTTCCACCTATGAGTTCGAGGGTTCTGTCTTCCACAGTGCGCTTCGTGAATGGACCCGGAGTTCCATTGTTGCAACGCATGCAGAGCGCGGAAAGTTTAGTCACTTCACACGCGAGGGGTATACAGTCAATAAGTTCTCCAAACTTACATTGAAATGAATCAGCGTCTAGGCCCGCCATGATGACAGACTTATTCACAGAAAGTGTGCATTCGACAAACTTCTTCAACCGTGGGAAAAACTGAGCCTCGTCTACGGCCACGATGTCAGCCTCCTCAAATTCCCTCTTGTTTACGACGTCGAAAAGATCATACACCTTGAGGCATTTGAACTTGACGTTATCGTGCGTCTTCAAGACTTCGTCGGGAGATCTCGTATCCTTCGCTGAGTTGATAACGAGAATCTTCTTTCCGATGACCTTCAGGCGCTTAAGTCGCCGAATGAGTTCAGAAGTTTTACCTGAAAACATATTTCCCATAATAATCGACAGACCCATCCCCACTGATTATTATTATCTCGTATTTTTTATATGATGGAAGTTCACAGGGCAATGTTCAACGGTCACACTGGATATTACAACCCTAGAACAGGGCGCGTCAAATTTGGGAAGTGCATCTACCCGAGCATAGAGGTGGCGATAAAATATCTCAAGCCAAAGTAAGATGCCTCTGAGCGATGCTCAGATTACCAAGAAGGTTGGGGAACTGCGTAAATCTGAAGGCAAGATTTACACACCCCTCAAATATTTCAGGGGGCTCACCACCTTGGGTCAGGTCGAGACCCGCTACAAGAAGATGCTCCGGAGAGACTACAAAAACTTCAAGACGGACAAGGGACAGAAGACAAAGACTTCTTCCTACACGCAAAGGTTTAGAAAGATGTATCCGGGAGCCAAATCTCTCCCTGAAATTGCTAAGGCTACTGGCGTGCCTTTGAAGACCCTCAAGACGGTCTACAATAGGGGTCTCGCCGCGTGGAGAACCGGGCATCGTCCGGGAGCCTCTCCACAGGCGTGGGGATACGCGAGAGTGCATAGTTTTGTAACTAAGGGGAAGACGTATTACACAGCTGATAAGGATTTGAGGTAAACCGCCGCCTCAACCACCTCTACCATCTCAGCGAGCTCGGTGAGTCTATCTACCGGGAATACCTCACAGTTCCAGTGTCTCTTGTGTTCATTGATATGTTTCTGACTCTTTGTGTGGTAGTAGCAAAAGATAATCTTTGCACCCCCATTTTGCTCTACATCATATTCATTGTGAATCAACTTCTTCACGAGTTCACCCACATACATAGCGCGATCCTCGAGGGAGGCGTCGGAGACGTCACACTTATCGGGGTTGACTCGGATCGTGACAACTGGACAATATTGGACCTCTTCCATTCCCCCGATGGCTAGATTCTGTTCACTGATCTTTCGAACTTCACATGAGGTCTCTCTACCCACATGTGAATCTTCATCAATCTCTACGACCACCGCGAGTTTTCCGGGGACAACCCAAAGGAGATCTGGACGTCGTCGGTCTAAATCTCCGCAGATGTCAGTCTTCACGATGCTCTTATCTTTAGAGTTGGGTGGATGTCCCACGTGTCCGATGATCATGTCTCCAAACTTATGTTCAATACGTTCCATGTCTAACACTCTACATCCCCTACAAGTGTAGACTCCCTTGTGTGATTCGACACGAGTAATTTTGCAAATTTTACAGAGTTTCGCGTAGCCAAAATCTGAAATCGGACAATCCATGCAGTATGAACGGTGACGTCCATGTGGACACACAGAGGAGCCGTTACACGTCACACAGAAACGACGACGCTTCCCATGTTCACAGAATGCCTTCACACCCTCACTCTTACAATGGACACATTCTCTCCGTCGACGATTATGTTCACATATATTCTTACCACCGCATAGAGTGCAATCAGGTTGATAACGATTATGTTCACACACAGTCATTTCGAGTTATATAGAAAACGAGTCATACTTTTAAGTACTTAAACGTTTGTTGATTAACTCACAATATTTCTCGTTTATTTCCACACCTATATAAGGTAGTCCCAGATTCTTCGCAGCTACACACTCGCTACCAGATCCAGCAAATGGTACGAAAACAAAACCATTTTCTGGTGGTTGCTTGCATGATTTTATCAGCTTTTCACACAACTCAAGTGGTTTCTGAGTCGGGTGATCGACTCGTTCATTTTTACCGGCACCTCCAGCTAGAGCTGGAATCTTAATTACATCTCGGGGTAAAGCTCCGGAAGGGTGTGCCGTGTATGTAGTATCGGGTGCACCCTCTTTGGAAAAACGCCCCTTTGTTCCTTTACGAACCTTCCCTGCCGCGCCCTTCACAAACCCATCAGTGTATGGTTCTCTCACCTCATCCCGGTGAAAAATCTTAGAATCCTTCCAGAGAACGATTATAGATTCGTGAGAGCGTTGCCAGAAGTTCAAACTCGGGGTTGTCTTATTCGTATAATGCCATACTACCCATCGCCTATTTACATCCATGGGAATACGAGCGAGAATAAGAGCTAGGATTTCACTGAATCCGTAAATGAACATCGTTCCATCTTTACGGAGAATTCGTAAACACTCTTTGATCCATTCATCACACCAGTTCAGGTATTCATCCATGGGTTGTTTATCACTTTTATTTCCAAAATCTTTACCAATATTGTAAGGGGGGTCGGCTATGACAATTTGTGCTGTTTCAGAACCCAAGTTTGTTGTATATTTTAATAGATCATCGTGGACGACTGACGAATTCATTTCCTCCTTTTTGTTCTTTTCGTAACTTTAACTTACTTTATGGGTCTGGATAGAGAATTTGTCATTGGACACCCCAATTTTTTGACTACTATTTCACGTTTCAGCCAAGAAATGTGGTACAAAGAACAGAATTCGACTGAAGACATTTTAAATTTAGTCAGAACTAACGGAAAGTCATATGGAGGATTTGTTGAAAGGTTAGTTCGTGACTATCTTGACCTGGACCCCCCCATTTCAACCGAACACGACGCCATGTGGTGTGGTTTCAAACTCGAAATCAAAGCCCCCCGTTATAGCGCACGGGGAAACTTCTTCATTCAGCACTTGAAAGAAACTCACGATTTTGATATGATTTTGGTAGCCTTGCTCGAACCAGATGGTTCATACAGTTTGTACATGATCAGTAAGCGACTCGCCCTTGTTTATTCCCAAGAACAACGTGGGGAAGGAAGGATTTTGCAGGGGGGTGAAATCACCAGACACGGTTGCAAGATATATGATAGTTCGGATCTGCGCAGGTATATAGCTCAGAATTTTTAATAAAGACTAGCACCGTTTAAGTACTAATGTCTCGTCGTCCCATTCGTAATATTCGACGACCCCAAGAACCTGAACCCAGAATCTCTTGGGACGAATACTTCATGCAAACTGCCCAACTCGCATCTGTGAGATCTCCTTGTGAGAGACTCCAGGTTGGTTGTGTTCTCGTCAAGAACAACCGCCTCATCAGTATGGGCTATAATGGATTTCTGGGTGGATGCGAACATAAGTCCATCGTGAGGGATGGTCACGAACAAGCGACGATCCACGCGGAGATTAACGCAATCACGGACGCGGCGAAGAGGGGTGCCTCCATCGATGATTGTGTGGCCTACGTGACACATTATCCGTGTCTCAACTGCTATAAGGCACTGGCGAGTAGTGGAATCAAAAAGATCTATTACAAAACAGACTACAAGAATGATCCAGTTGTCGAGGAGTTGGGGTATGGGGTGGAACTATTTTCTCTCTAAAAAGTAAGCAATGATTTTCATAGATAAAAAAGGTGATTTAAAGGTTGGTCGTAAGAAGTGCAAATACCACAAGAAGGCCAATGTTGTTCAGGCTGCGAAAAGAATTCTTCCCGAGAGTCAACTCTACAAGATGGTCTTGAAGACTAAGAAGGAGTTGTGCAACGACATGACAGGCAAAAGTATGGCGAAGAGGAAGAGGGTCCCCTCTCCTCCCACTGCTCGTAAATCCGTGAGGGCGACCAGGGGTAAGCCAGCGCGTCGTCTGATTCAAAATATATAAAGTCCGTACAATAAATGCCCTGCCCCATATGCACGGGAGCTCTCATTTCTACAGTTGCGCAGAGTGCCGCGGCTGTCAGTCTAGCGAAACATGTAAAGGACAGAACCACAAAGAAACCCAAATCTAAGAGCAAACAGTTAAAGAAAAAGTCCAAGTAAAGAGTAATGGACATCTCAAAGATCCCCAAGGATATCCTCCGTGTGCTCCAAGACAAGGAACTCTCGATGGCTCAAAAGATGATGGCTTTCAATATGCTCATGCCCGATTTGAATTCTGAACCACAACATGCCCAGGCGTATAACGACAACATAGAAGTTGGTCACACGATTAAGCGTCTTGTGGATGAGGGTAAGATCCGTTTTGACGGATTCGACAAGGATTTCAAATTGAAAATTATTTCTTCTTAGTTGGGCGAATGGCCCACATGTTCTCTTCACGGAACTTTCCATAATCGATCTCCTCGATTTTGAAAACGTCCATCAGAAACTTTTTGATGGGATGAACTTCTTTTCTGCGAGGTTCTACACCCTTCCTGGAGTCTTCATTTTCCTTTCGGTTTGGCGCGCGCCTTCTACCCTCTCCTGGTGCTTCTCTCGGGGATGTAAAGTTTTTCTTTTTAGCGTACGTGTGAACGACACGTGGTCTCATTACTTGCATAGCGATCATCTTTACTCTTTCTTGCGATTTTTAAAATACTCTTTGTACTCATCCAAATCGATGTTACCATCACCATTTACATCGTAGCCAAGAATTTCCGTTTTGAGGTCACCGTCTGGAATTTCATCCGCTGTTATCAATTCATCACTGTCTGTATTCAACGTATTGAAAGACATTCTCGCAGCCGTGTCAAACACTCCTGGAGACGGGTCCACGACTTGGTTTTTGAACTTTGCTTCAACCGCCAAACGCGCACTGCGTGCACCGGGTGCACTGACGGGTTCTTCTTCAACCACCTTCTCCCCTCCTGATTTTCTCGTAAAATAGAACACGAGTATGACTATGATAATGATGACACCGATGCCAATTTTTATCCCGTGCTGATTGAAAAACCCTGGTTCATTGTAATAGTTATAATAATCCATATGTTAGTACTTTAGACTTTTTTTTGTTATGTTACAATAGAATGTCTTTAGACGATATCCCGAAGAAGACTCAGTACATCATTCTCGATTCTAGCTTTGTCAATGGAACAAACAACACTTTCTCATTAGACCTGGCTCTTGAATCGAATACACACGTGGAAGATATGAGTCGCGTGCTGGGTATAAAGATGGTTGATTTCTACATCACACAGATTGGGGAGAATGACGCCAACTTGAACACGAACGTGGCAAAGTATGTAGATATCATATGTCCAGAGGTTCCCAAAGTGGCACAACTTTTGGATGAACGTCAGGGACAGGTCTTCGCAAGGGTTCCTCTCGAGAGACACTTCACGGGGAGTAGTGGCTTGGTTTTACGTGACAAGCAGTGGAAGAGTTTCCATAGGAAGACCAATTACTTCAATCCCATCTCCATCAAGAAACTAAACTTCAAAATTTACGAATCTCAAGATGACGGTGACTACGCTTTACTTCAATCGGATGCCAAGTGGTATATGGTCCTCGAGATTACCACCGTGAATGTGAAGGAGAAGCCAAAAGACCGCGAACTTCAGATTTTGAGAGCTTTGGAAAAGTTACTCAAAAAGATTGATGTGCTCAACGAGAATGTCCAAAAGCTCCCCGACAAACCTCCAGAGGAAACGCCGAAGAAATATTCCTTCGGTCTTCTTGTGGTTCTTTTGGTCATGATATTTAGTAGCTTTATATGGTGGGTGAATAAATCTTCTGCGTAAAAAGTATGGGAGGGAGAAAGGGTCGTCGGTTAAAATATTCACTCTCATCATCTTATGAAACGGACTACTACGAAGAAGAGATACATTTTGAAAGTCCTGACATCATTCCTAAAAACGATCGGCAGCGAGACTACAATCGGATGTTGTATAGCACGAGCAAACAGATGATTTTCGCGATCGGCCCAGCGGGAACGGGCAAGACGATGTTGGCGTGTATGTCCGCCATACACGGGTACAACGACAAGACGTACAAGAAGATAATAATGACCCGACCGGTTGTTTCTGTGGAGGAAGATATCGGATACCTTCCGGGAACACTAGAAGAAAAGATGGATCCTTGGATCAGACCCATAATGGATATCTTTGGAGAGCATTTCAGTCAGACAGATATCCAATACATGATTAAAGAAAAAATCCTTGAAATTTGCCCCTTGGCTTACATGAGAGGAAGAACCTTCAAAGATTCTTTCATCATAGCGGACGAGATGCAGAATTCAACACCTAACCAGATGAAGATGTTACTGACCCGCATCGGTGAAGACAGTAAAATGGTCATAACCGGAGACCTGAACCAACATGACAGAAAGTATGACGAAAACGGCCTGAAAGACATATACGAGAGGGTCAAGAACAAACCGTCAAAGAGAATCGACACAGTAGTATTCGAACATGGAGACATAGAAAGATCTCCCATCATCAAAGATATTTTGGACCTTTATGGAGATAATTAAAGACAGCTTCTCTCTAATATAGAAATGTTACCCGGTGTAGGGGTTGGAACTATCATGTCTATATTAGCTTTATGCTCAGGAACTCCATTGGAACCTTTACCCCTTCTGTATATCATGGCTTCGGCGAGGTGGGCCTATGGGGCGGACAGGTATCTGGATGGAAAGACGGAAGATACACCCGAATCTATTGCCGCGGCCCTCTTGACCGCTAACCTGATCTTATGGTATTCTGACCAGACTAAATATGTCGCTCCTGAAATACTCGCCATCCTTCTCTATCCCTCATTCAAACAAAATTTACCTTTACTAAAACCATTCTACGTGGGAACATTTTGGGCAGGAGCTATCAGTGTGGTGCCTCATCTCATAGCTCATACAGAGGTTGTTCAAGATCAAGTCATAGCCATGGGTCTTCTGGCTACGAGTGTGTCAAATATGGCTGACATTGAAGATGTAGATGATGATATTGAAAATGGAATCTACACGTTTCCATCGAGGTTTGGAGTATTACCCACACGTATTGTATCTGGTGGTTTATTTTTGGGGTCTATATACGAAAGTGGAATCATACCACACGCGCTTCCTACTCCTCTTTGTCGAAGGCGTCATCTCCGTAGAGGTCGTCTAGTGTCTCCAGTATTCCACGCAGGTCGCCTAGTGAAGATTTCGTAGATCTCAGACCCCACGACGAGAGTAGTCTGATTTTCTTCTCTGCGCGCTCATACTTTGCAATCCGATTCCTCATATTTTCAAGCTTTACAGTCTCGATGACTTGATACTTCTTGCATCTGGGTTCTGTCTGAGGAACTGGTTTATTAATGGCGTATTTATGTTTCCGCTGCTTTTTATCGGACGAATTGTAAATACGGGTGGGTGTGTGACAAATGGTATACATATATCTATATC